ATGCACATAAATAGACATTCAACTATTGACAACCAGCAAAACGTGCAACCAAATCAAGAAAATACTATTATTGAAAGAAAACCAAAGACACAGCGAGAAGTTAGATTACAAAAAAGAGGTCTTGGAGGATATCGAATCAATAAAAAAGAAGACTTAACAATGGATGGAGATGTGGAGAGTAATCCTGGGCCTAAAGATATAGAAAAGATTCTAGATTGTATAAATGATTATTTAAATAAATTCTGTTTATATGATCTATCTGAGAAAGTCACAGAAGGAAAGAAATCTGATTTACTCACACCTTTTGGTTTTAATCCCAACTTCTCACAGGCTAGGAATCTGACGTTTGATAACACAAATTACTCACAGCAGTACATCAGATGGAGAGCTACAAAATATGCTGCACAACTATTATTTACAGCTCAGAATTACGACACTCCAATTGATGGATTTTCATGCATACCTACTACAATGCCTGGAGGTTTGGTAAATTATAATCCTACCATTCCTCCGCTTATGTCATTTTTTGGAACAGGGGGTAGTGGTCCTGCCATTGTTTCTGGACCAATATCTGCACAATTTGAAGAGGTGGTTTTAGCAGATGCTATGAAATTAATTAATTCAATGAGGTCGCAAACTGCAGCATATCAGCAAACAACAAACTTCCTCGAATGGTCTCAAACACGTGATGTTGGAAAAGCTGAAGGTGATAGCAATTCCTCACAAGTCATTGGATCAAATGCCTATTTGATGGCACATTTATGGATGTGGGCTGATTTGTCAAATGTATCTACAGAGTTCTGTCCATTGTGGAATAAACTAGATACTACTTATTTCCTCCCTAGAACATCACCAATATTTAATGCTATGAATTATCCACCATCTTTTAATGCTCAATCTGTGCAATTAGCTGGAGGTGCAGCAATTGACCTAAACCATTGGTGTTGCACACAACTACAAATGGTTGCTTACTTGTATAGTGGATCAACTGTTACTGCAGCACCAGCGACGGGATTTGGAAGCCCTATCTTTATTCCTGTTAATCAACAAATTGTACAACCTATAAATGGAGTTGCAGCTGCTCATTACATCAATGCTTTTTTACCATATTATTTTATCGACTTTAATACAAAAGTATGTGAGACATGGAATACTAATTTTAGTGTTGTCAGCCCTGTAATTTCCTTCCTTCAGGCAGCTTGGGAGAACAGACCTTTTGTAACTTATTTAGACGCTGCAATACCCCCAGTACAACACAGAACATATAATGTTGTATATGTTTTTTGTGATTGGAATGCAAATATAGTAAATAACGGATTTGATTACGGTTTTTCTTTAACCTTAGGTGTTGGTGTTCAGAATGTAATAAACACAGCTCTAAATAACCCATTTGCAAATGGAGGTGGTGGAGTACCTTATCAGGAATTAAGTGGACGAGCTAATGATGGATCTGGACTAGCTGGTATGTTAGCACAGAGTTACAATGGTAGTACGACTTATGCTGTATCTCAAGCTGGTGATTGGATTGCTCAAACTTTCATGACCGAGGATGAAATGAGAAGAGCATTTGTACATTATTGCCATGCAAAATATAGATTTACTGCTAACGCTCAGGGAATAGCTTCTATTATGTCAGATCAGAATCAAAGAAATATGGAGCTAGCGTGTACCGATAGACCTGTTATTGGAGTAGACAACATACGAGCTTCAAATCCCACAATGAATAGTTTTGATTATGCTATGCAATTTCAAGATATGTTTGGTGCTTACATAGACGGAACTAATAATAATATGTATCGTTTTTCTAAGATGTCTGTGAAAATGCAGATGGCTATTGCTATGCGAGTAAGGATACCCAAAGACGATTTTCTAGAAGGAGCAAGACAAATGACACCTTGGATGAGGGCCGTGCATGGTCTTGAATTTGCAACTTTAGTACGATGTATATCAGATGTAGTATGGACTGATACTAGATTGTCCCATGATGTACTCGGTGGTATTGTTGAAGGTCAACCAATTGGAAACAATAAGTATCAAATATTATTGCAAGCCTATTTTGCTTCAATCCAAGATTCAATCGGTATACCTAACTATTTTGACCATAGACCACAATCTGTTATAGATAGACCGAACCCACCTTTAGCAACTTCAGTTGATACCTATGCTGTACTTGAATATGTATATGACCGTTCAATATCTTTAGCACCATGTTATGTGAAACCGGATGATAACACGAATCAAAACCGAGTTGATAGAAATGAAGCAATAATTAAAAATAGTGAGATGTATCAGATAGATTATACATTTACAAGAGGCGGAATAGCCGGAGCAATTATCCAAATGTTAGTCAAGGATACACTAGATTATGAAAAATTTCAGAAATACTATCAACCTAATCCCGCTATGTTAGGTTTTTATCTGAATCCACAATATGTATTAGACGGGAATAGAAGGATAAACATAGTAAATAGAAATACGAAGAAAGCTTACAACATGTATATCCCAGCAGGTATGCCATCAGCACAATCGTACTCTGAAATATTGATTAATCATGTCAATGGAGTGATAGAACCAGCTTTTGTGCCATCTCAACTCACATTAGTTGATCTGCCTAGATATTTACCATTTGCACCTGATACAATGAGAGAGAAAGATGCTTTAATAGCAATGTCTCAGTCAATGGTATCATTGCTCACTGATCCAAATGCTATGATAATGGTACAACTAGGTACAAGTGCGATACCAATACAAGGATTCAATTCAGCATCAATTGACATTAACCCATCTACTTTTACTAATACATTAGCTAAGATTTCAATGGCTAAAGGATCAAAGAAAGAAGATGTTAATGCCCAAGCTTCTAAGAGTGCTTTGAGTGTTAACGATCCACGAATTTCTGCTGACAAAACCATTCTGGGAGGAAGTGGTGCAGATAAGGTTGTTGATTTATCTAATCCTAATGGTTGATGAACTTATCAGTCAATATATAAATTCACCTGATTTATTTCTATCCTCCCTAGTAAATACATCAGTGAAAAATAAGCAATTAGAAACAGCTGTTAATAATATATATAAAAAACAAATCTCTAAAGTAAAGAGAATTGAGACACGTATTTTTGCTACAACAAAAGAGATATATGACGGTTTGCCGAAAAAAATCAAGCATAAGTATAAATTACGAGATGACTTGGTTGAATTTGTTAATGGTAATCAAGTTCTTTCAATTAACTGGCATTTTTACAAAAAGTTGTTGAATGAGGCTGGAAAATCATATTTGATTGATATGTATCAAATTAATGATAGGGTGTATGATCAGGACAATTTATCCGAACTATCAGATTATGCGTTAACAAGTGGGATAACTGATTATAGGTTTCTAGTAGGTATCCAATTTTTATATGGCTATTTGTACGATCCTGATTTAACAACTATCAAACAGAAGATTACAGACTGGGTTATGAATGATCATAAACCAGGTAATGAAGATATGTTTTACAGATATTTTGAGGAAGAAGCAATTAAGTTTTATGATGAGCAAAAAAATACAAATATGATGAATGATAAGTCATCAATTTCTCTTTTTGATTATTGTTCAAATATAGTATTAACTAGTACCACTGGCTCTGGATATGATCCAACTATTAAAAATAAATTAGATATTGATTTCAAGGGAAATATGATAGAAGTGCAAAATTCAAAATTTACTAGATCAGGACAATTATCTACGCATGAAAAAATACAAAAATGCTTGAGTACTAATGTCTCCAAAAATAATATTTCAGTTAAGGTAGAATTAGCACCTAAAATTAGATTAATAATTGCCTCAGATTATCCTACTTTTTTAAAAATGCAGTTTATTGACCAATGGTGGAATCGATGGATGAGTAAATGTCAATACTCCACACTATATATGGACAACACTCAACTATGGGATATGTGGCTAAGCTTTTCAAAATTAACAAATTGGGCGTGTCCTTTAGATCAAAAGAAGTTTGATCATAAGATGACAAAGCGTATGGTAATGATTTTAATAAATGCACGTATGTTAACAGTTAAAAAACATTGTACTAACCCGAATGAGTTACTCGATGTTTTTAATGCTTTATTATTATCAATATCAGACAGTAAGTTGTATTATAAAGGTGAACAGGTTGCAACATGGAAGTCTGGTTTATTATCTGGATGGAAATGGACGGCAACATTAGGTACTGATGCTAACATTATAGAAAATAGGGTTGCGGATAGGATGTTAAAAGACATTTATAATATTAATATTATTCCAACACATTTTAATGCTCAAGGTGATGATGATCACTTACGAACAATACAGTTCAGGAGGCACTAGCACATACAGCTATGATGAGATCAAATGGTTTTGATATTAATGTACAAAAAAGTTTTATTTCGTCTGACCATGATGAATATTTAAGAAAAAGTGCAACTAATAATAATATAAATGGGTATCCAGCGAGGATAATTAATAGTTTATTATGGATATACCCCGGTGATAGATATGATAAAAATATAATATCAAGAATGTCATCATTTACTGAATTGTGGACCAAACTATTTGAGAGGTTGGAGTTGAAAAGAAACAGAGCAATTCAATATATAGTGGATGATTTAAAACACCAAAAAATACCTATGAAGTTGATCAAAATATTTCTTGGAACTAAAGAGATATTTGGTGGTCCACAGTTATTGCCAACTACCGGTAAGGTCTTACGCAATGGTAAGCAAGTTATGTTAGGTAAAGTTAGAATTGAAGGAAAAGGTTATCAAGAATTTAATTCAATGTTTGGTAAATATCAAGCAAGAGAATTAGAGCAGTGGTACTTGAAAGCAATTAATTTACCAGACGTGTACAAAGGTCTCCATATATATGAAGACCAAGATATGTTTATCAATGACGAACCAGAAGTTGAGCCTATAGCTGTCAAATTTATAGAAAAAAAATCTTTGCCTACAGTACATTACTCTAATTATTATCCTAAAAATGTTGTTTTCGGAAAGTCTGAGATACTGATGCATACATTATTTCCTCATATCGATACTTTTATACAAATGGGACACGCACCAAAATCCTGGATATATGATTATTTAATGGGTCATGTTAAAACTGTAACGCCTCGTTTCTTTGGTTTGAGTACTGAATTTTCTTCATTACTCTTTTCCAGATTTAGAAGTTCTATAATATCTGCAATGTATTACAGAAAAACTAAACCCAATCAAGAAAAATGGGCTGGACTTAATTTATATTCTTATATATATTTTCCTTTATATTATTTATCACAAAATCCTAATTTACCCAAAATGTTTTCATAATTTTATTTAAACTATAGTTAATATGTATTATATATATATTCATATGTGTATTATATACCTACTATTGTAGTGTTATCCAAGGAGACTATGTTATATACGTCTCGATGCATTAAAGTCCAAATGCACTCTTTTTGAGGTCTCTTCAGCGGGTTGAAG